TACTAGTACCAACAATCTTACGTAGGATAGTCTCGGTTGGGATGCTTTTTATGGTATTATTACCAAAATAATTGTACCGTCACGGAAAAATATGTATAGTAATATAATCGTTCACCTGTCCGTATGATTCACACGTATATTTTTTTTCTAGGCTGGCCCCCCGTAATCCACCCCTGCGCAATTACGTAAAGTGTGTGTTACTGTGTAACCTGACGGGGCCGAAGCTACATCTTTAATTGAACTCGTACCCGAGTCCCACTTGTAAATCGTACCATTGTTATTATTTAATGGATCATTTAGAGCACATTTGAGAACCATATCATTACTTAACGCTTCTGTCAAGTTTTTAGTGGTGATTGTTTCCTTAGCACCGTCATACTTCGATTGTCCACCTTCATACCCAGCCGAATACGACACATATTTAGAACACCAACCTGAATAGTACGGCTTTGTACCAGCGCACCAACCTGAATAAGAGCAACATTGATTACCTGGGCATCTTTTATAATTTCCATGCGCACCACATCTCCCATTTGTAGATGTACCAAGGCCACCAGCAAAAACACTAGTCTTTACTTTCATACTGCCCAGATTTGTACCATCGTAATCACGTTCCCCCCCTATATGTGTGCTGTATTTACTATTAATATTCTCTGAAACAGAACACCACGCTGAAGACTCTCCGACATTACCAGAGCACCAACCTGACGAAGAACAACATTGACTACCTGGACAAATCATATTTCCATTACGAGATCCACATCTTCCATTCGTCGATGCGTGTATGTTTTTTACACCAGTGTAATTATAAGTAGTACAGTTATGCGGTGAGGTTGTATCTTTTAATATACTTCCGGGCAACCATTTTATATCCCCACCCCCCGCGAGGACCTCGTATTTGTAATCACCTGCTGAACCAATCGGGTCGTTTGACGAGCATGTGAAAATATCACCATCGGTTGGCTTTCGTGTTATTTTATGTGGTTTCCCGATAAGAGTTGAAATCCAATACTCTATATCCTCTTTACCTGTTATTATCCATTGAAATGGTCCATCTCTTTTTTTATCTTTCGTGTCATACCAATACTTTTGTATATGCACCTTTGTTATAAGACTTGGATCTAAAGAAGTTATTTCTGTGACAACATCTGTACCCATTAAAAATATAATGTATCCTTCCATATCTTCTTTATAAATGAAAATACTTAATAAACGGTTGGAACCTTCGTATGTAAATTTAAATGGTTTCGTATGTAAAAATTCAGCGCCATATTCATTTGTAAACTTTTTAGCGGGTAACCCACGCACTTGTAAATATTTGGTTGTTGATGGTATTTCTAAATCATACCCTTTCCTGTCGTATACAATTTTTTCTATTTTTTCTAATTTCAGTGATGACAGCCGAGTTCTATCAAACAGTACAGTCATCTCACCAATATTAGTACTTGAGTCTATAGAATCAAAATACACTTTAATCTTGTTTTCGCCGGTCTGTCTTTGTGCTTCAGCGGTTGTCAGCGGCAATTTTATTTCGACTTGTGAAAAATTACGTAAATTCGTGGGGTCGTTATTTTCAACTGACTTTATTAGAGTACCACCATCATTATACAAGGCTAACACCCATTTTATCATACGACTTTCAACCACACCACCCTGGTTCCTCCATTTTACAATGTATTCCATTATATAGTAAAGCTATAAATTAATATCCATATCCGATATACGCGGTATTACATCATACCTATTTTTAGTATTTTTTAATTTAAAGAAAAAATCAAAATAGATAACATGTATAATTAAAAGTAGTAATACTATGGCGAGTGTGAAAAGTATCACCGTCATCCTGACATATATTCATAAAATAATACGACAGTCAGTCCTACACACCCCCACGAAGTCGTAGGACCAAGTGGAGTGTACTCTCCTTTTGGATGTTATAGTCCGCGAGGGTCCGCCCATCCTCCAACTGTTTCCCCGCGAAGATGAGACGTTGCTGGTCTGGTGGGATACCCTCTTTATCCTGAATCTTCGCCTTGATGTTATCTATCGTGTCCGACGATTCCACCTCGAGGGTGATCGTCTTACCGGTGAGCGTTTTTACAAAGACCTGCATAGTACCTTATTCGGGGTTTACTTTTTTAAGCAAGTGCCTTAGGGCTGCGGAGGGTTTGCGAGGAGCTGGGGGGCACGTGGGTTCTACAACATTCACTTGTTGCCAAATGAGTCGTTGCATATCGGGGCACAGTGTATTCGTCGCCTGACAAAAGGCGAGCTTGTAGTCATATGTCACGAGAGGGATGTAGTCGGTAGACATTTTGATATGAATATTACATTTCTAGTTCTCACTTAGGTTTACTTACAATTTCAATTATAACTTCTTCTCCAACCTCGTTGACGGCCACGATAACCTCCAGAGACACTGGTATCACTGAGCGCCGGTGGCCGTCGTAACAGTTCGTATCTTCTTCCCCAACCTCCTGAGACACTGGTATCACTGAGCGCCGGTGGCCGTCGTAACAGTTCTTATCTTCTTCAAGCGAAAGTGTTCGAGATCGACATCCAAGAGAAAACGTTTCAACCAGTCTGGAAATAACCCCCATACTGAAAAGTCGGAAGTATTTTCCTTGACGACGTTGTAGATGGCTTCAATCCACATTTATTTCTTTTCGTGCCTTTTTTTTATCTACGTAAATGTAAGATGGTCGTTTCATTACAAGACGTCCCTAAGAAAGTGCAATACATCACGATAGATTCACAATATGTCACGGGGTCCAACAATACATTCACGGTCGATATATCACTGGAGTCGAACATCCATATCGAAGATATGAACAAAGTTATAGGTATAAAAATGGTAGACTTCTACGTGACCCAAATAGGTCAAAGTGATGCCACAGGGAATACGAACGTCGCGAAGTATATAGATGTGGTGTGCCCAGATGTACCCAAAGTGGCACAGATGTTAGATGAGAGGAAGGGTCAGATACTCGCTCGGGTCCCCCTGGAAAGAAGTTTCACTGGAAGTACGGCATTCATCATGAGAGATAAACAATGGAAGTCTTTCAATAGACAGACGAATTATTTCAATCCTATATCCATACAAAAATTACATTTTAATTTATTCGAATCTCAAGGTGATGGGGACTATGAACTTCTCCAACCCTCTGTGTCATTCTACATGGTTCTCGAAGTGACCACGATAGATGTAAAAGAAAAACCAATCAATAAAGACGTACAGATACTCGAAGCCCTGCATACCCTCATCAGGAAGATTGAGACCCTGAACCAAAATGTCCAGAAACTTCCTGATAAAGAAGAACCAAAAAAGAAAAAATTGTCCTTCAATTATATTCTACTCACACTCTTCGCAGCCATTGGGGGCTACATGTATTACATTAATAAGTTTACACTGACATCGTAACCTTCTTCTTCTTCGTAGACTTCTTAGGGGTCTGGGCCACCTCAGGGAAATCAAGAACCATATTGTTATTTTCAGTAATTGTGGGAACCTCGGGGGTCTCCTCAACAACCTCGGGGGTCTCTACGACAACCTCAACAACCTCGGGGGTCTCCTCAACAACCACGGGAACCACGGGAACCACGGGGGTCTCCTCAACAACCACGGGAACCTCGGGGGTCTCCTCAACAACCTCGGGGGTCTCTACGACAACCTCAACAACCTCGGGGGTCTCCTCAACAACCACGGGAACCACGGGAACCACGGGGGTCTCCTCAACAACCTCGGGAACCACGGGGGTCTCCTCGGGAACCACGGGGGTCTCCTCTGGAACCACGATGACCCCTGGGGTATCCGGGTCGAGTACGTCTATGACCCTGAGGAGAGTGGTGTACAGGTGCTTTTTGTCGAGACGAAGGCGTTGAAGTTCAAGTTTAATATCTTCTTTGATGGATTCCATTGTATATATATATAAAAGGGAGATTATCTTTATAACAAATGTTATTCATCGGCCCAACCTTGATGAGTGGAATCGGGCAACACCTGAAAAAGTATAGCACTCTGTTTCCTGGAAGTACCTATATGGAAATCATGGAGGATAACATACCCGAGTGTGAAGAAGCATTCATATTTGCACTCCCTGTACCTTATTGGCTCACGAGGATACCAGAGATGAAGCGAAAAATTAAACACCTGACGTGTATGACAGTTTGTGAAACAGAGACGGTCCATGAAGACTATGGAAAACTCTTCGAGCACTTTGACCGTATCGCGGTGCCGAGTAGTTTTTGTCAGAGGGTGTTCACTCGACAATTTCCAGATACCACATTCTACATCGTCCATGCTCATATACCCCGTGACGAAAGATATACATTTTATCACATCGGAAATATCATGGACCCTCGCAAAAACTTTAGATCCATCCTAGAAGCCTTCGTACGTTTGAATGAACCCAACGCTCGTCTGGTCGTCAAGGCAACCTGTAACTCACCTGTGAATATAAACCTTCCTAACGTTCAGGTTTTGAATGGACTTGTGTCCGATGATGATATGCACGACTTACATAAAAGGTGTGACTGCTACGTGAGCTTTTCACACTCTGAGGGAGTGGGTATGGGTGCAGTGGAGGCGGCGCTGCAAGATAAACCAGTCATCATCACGGACTATGGGGGGGCGGTGGAATATATAAAAACACCGTACACCATCGAATGTACACTTCAAGAGTTGGAGAAGGATGACTTCCTCTTCAAAAAGGGTATGCTTTGGGGAAACCCTGACCCGAACCAACTCTTGGAGTTCATGCGCGACGCGTTCAATAAACGAATGAAATATATGAACCATACACATACTAAAAATATAACCAGTGCCGAAAACGTGTTACACGAGCTCCTGCTCAATAACGTAATGAGACACAAAAGCGACGATACCAGTGAGAATAGCCCCTGAAGAGAGTGACCCCTTCTGGGCGATGAGCATCATAGTGAGGTCATCGATGATAGTGATACCCGTGGGCTTCTTGAGAATTTCGGGGAGGAACTTGGCTATGATAAGATAGATGACCATAGAAAGTATCACAGGTTTGAGCGAATCTTGGTCGAACATTTATATACTACACTATTTATTTTCATGAGATTTTCATATTAAATCTTTTTACCTAATGTGACTATTTCTTTAGTAGAAATACTATGTTTTTTGCAAAAGCACCCATATTTTGCCTTGAATGTACACTTCTTCCCCTTGAGTGTTGTAGACTGACAAATATTCGTCGTATGTTTTTGTTCCGCCACGTGCTTGGGTGCCTCTGATATGACCATGACTGACCGCGCGCGTTTCTTCTCCTCGTGCTGACTGTATTTGCTTTTCATCTTGAGCATACTCCTAGCCAGATGAGCGCACCTCTCATCTGGTGTAGAAACTTTTTGGAGGCGCATGGCATCGCGGAGGCAATCTTCGTAAGACATTGTTGACTTTATAGTTTTGGAATGTTTGAGGTTTGCTTCCCACTTAGGTTTAAAAAGTACACACTTTATAACTACATGTACCTCAAATGGACCTCAGTGTGTTACAAATGCGAAGCGCCCATAAAACCCCGAGTCGTGGTTCGTGGGCGTATAAATAAATCCTTCTTCCTGGAATATACAAACATTCGTCCACTTTTCCTGGCTAATAACATGTTGTGTTATTCATTCGTCGGTTTAAAACTCGAGAAAGTATGTTATGCATGTTTCATAAATAAAGTAAAAATAGGACCTAAGTCGTTGAGGTCCCGTGAAATTGGTCATATCAGAAACTTTGCTCCTCGGAGTAAAGCAAAGACCGAAGCAGAAATTGTTCAGTGGTTCGAGGGACTTCTGAGACGTGCATACGTAAACAGCTTAAACACGACACACACAAAGTCAGTATGACGGAGAGTATTCAGAAACTCACGCACGTGGAGCATATTCTCAAGCGCCCGGATTCCTATGTTGGACCTGTATCAAGGGTTCACGAACCCTACTGGGTCCGTAATGGGGATGGCTTTGAAAAGAAGATGACCGCGTATTCACCCGCACTTTTGAAAATCTTTGATGAGATTCTTGTGAATGCCATCGACAGAAATTCTATGCACCCCAAGAACACATCGTCCATCTCTGTGTCTATCGACCGTGAGACTGGTATGATTAGTGTCGAGAACAACGGTCCCCTCGGTGGTATCGATATTAAGATGCATGAAAAGGAAAACCTGTGGAACCCTGAACTCACTTTTGGTCATCTTCTCACGAGCACCAACTATGATGACAACCAAAAGAGAGTGGTGGGTGGTAGGAATGGTTATGGTGCAAAACTTACCAATGTATATTCCACAAAGTTTGTGGTGACGATTAAAGATGGAGAAAACAAAAAAAAATATACCCAACAATGGACCAATAATATGCGCACCTGTGACCCCCCTGTTATCAAGTCTCATGCTTCTGCTACATCCTCTGTCTGCATTTCTTTCACCCCCGAATGGCGCCTGTTTGGTATGACTGCTATGGATGATGATATTTTTAAGATTTTTGAAAAGCGTGTGTACGATGCGAATGTTTGTACCTCTACAAACTGCAAGGTGAAGTTTCAAGGTGAAGTCCTCCACAAGTGTCCCCTCAATGTTTATGCCAAGATGTACACCGATAGTGAAGATATCATCATGTTCTCCAGTGAACATTGGACCGTCTGTGTCGCC